CTGCTAATTCTTTAAGAGTATCAAGTTGCGCTCCAGCACCATTAATTAAGTTATTAATAGCCGTTTGGATAGCTCGTCCTACTTGAACATCATCTTGATAATTAGCATCATTATTGTATAAAGAAAGTTCTGTAGGAATAGTAATATCAAATCTTTCTTCTTCAGTTCCTACTCCTTTTTTTATTCCGATAGAAGCAATAACTCCACCATCAGGCATTTGACTTAATCCCTTGCTAGTATGAGGAGGATAAACAGTAACTTTATCTCCATAAGGAGCATATAAAACAGTTTGTTCTTCTCCTTTGGTAATTGTAGCAATAGGTACTAAAGCTTCCATGTCAGCTATCTTCTTACTCGGTAAATTAGTTCTAATATAATCACTATATTCTATGTCTAAATTACCGGCTTCTTCTATAGCATGTGCTAATGCTTCATCAGCATCACTAAAGCTTGTAGTTTCTGCCAATACTCCTTTTGTAGGAGGAACATATGCCCCATTCACAACTCTGTCTCCTAAAACGGAATTTACATTAGAAAATGCAATTTTAACTGCCTCTGCATCAGGAATCATATTACTTAAATCCTCTACAGTTAAATCAGTGGCAAACTTAGGAACAGTTACAGTAGCAATAATTTCATTCTTATCTTTAAAAGTATATACAATTTGTTTAGGATCAGTTTCATTTGTAATAATAGTTATTTTAGAACTATCATCCTATTCTAAAGCATCTAATCTTAAAAGTATTTCACAAATTTGTGAATTTATTTCAACAATAGCTTCTTTATTAGTATTAGCTAAATCCCAACTATCTCTTGCAATTCTATAACTTTGGTCTGCTGCCATTAAAGCTTTATTAGCTAATGCTAAAGCATCACAAGCTTTTCTTATAGCTTCTAAACAATCACCTCCGTGATGTGGTGGAGGAGGAAGAAGTTCTTTAAATGTATGGAATAACTAATCTAATGTAAGAGTTCTATTTTCTCCATCTCTTACTATTGGAAGTAAATCGCTTGGACGTAAGCAATGTACGCCAGGCATTTCAGAAATTTTTAATGGTTTACAACTCATTGTTCTTCTTTTTTAATTGGTTTACCACATTCTTGTAATATATTATCTCCACATTCTAATATAATATAACAATCTCTTTTAATTTCAGTATTTATTGTGTCGAAATCAGATTCCGTACACATATCACAACGTAAGCTCATAATAATTAATGCATTTGTACGACTTTATCATTATATGGATTTCCGTCGTGTAATTGTAAAAATTCTATATCAGTTCTCCTAGCATCTTCTTTTGCTTGAGACTCTTTATAAACTCTATCAGTTCTAGCTTTGAACCATTCTACCTCAATTTGTGCTTTATTCTTTTCTGATTCTAATTGAATCTTAGCTTCATTAAGTTCTTCAATTTTCTTGTTTGCCTGTTCTAATTGTTGAGTTGCTTGTTTAAGCTATTTATCAAGTTCTTGAGCCTGTTGTTGTAATTGACCTAATTGGTCATTTTCTCTTTTTTGTTTTTCAATAGCTTTCTTAACTTTGAGTTTAAAGTCTGTAAGACTCTTTGTTGTCATAGCTTCAACAATTAAATCTGGAGGAAGAACACCGCCTTTAACAAACTCTGGGACAATCTATTTAAGCTATTCTAATTGTCTGGTTATATCAGTACTATTAACAATATGTATGTCATAATCAGAAAGAGTAAAATATTCCGGAAGAGCTGTAAATACTCTTTGATATTTATCTCCTAAAACAATTGTTCCAGTAAGTCCATTTTTGAATACTATTTTAGCTTCATTGAGGGCATCTAATAACATTTCTTCTACAAGTACGTCCATCTGTTGATAATATTGTTTAGTGATAGTAAACGAATTATTTACAGATACCTGTACATTTGTAACAGCATCTTTTTGTTGTATACCATTTAATCTTTCTCTAAAGACTCCTGTAATAGAAGAAGTAGTCTATTCAATTGAATCTAATGCTATTTGTACTGCTTGAATTGCTTGTGCTTTTATAGTATCATCATATCCATTATAAATGGTATTGATTGGTGCTTGGCCTGCTCCTAATCTTCCTTCTTGTGCCGAATCAATTGGAGCAATACCAGACTTTTTATAAGCAATCCATTTCTTTAATCTTTCTGGTAAATCGCTTCCTAAGAATTTAGGTAATACTGAAACATCTACGAAATCACCGACAGTACCTGAATTAGCAATTAAATTATCTCTAAAGAAATGTAATAAGTTATATTTATCTTGTAATGAAACACAGGCTAATACCAAAGAATAAGGTTCCGAATTTCTATTTAAGAAATATACTCCATTAACAGTTAAACCACAATATGTTGGATTATCCTAGCTTCTTATAACATTTTCATCTTTACCATATAAAATATATATACTTTCTCCTATCCTAACAGTTCTATAACGCTGCATTACATAATCTTTATCTGTTTCAATCCATTCTACTTCGTAGACAGGAATTAACTTATAATTATATGTATTGTTAGGACCAGTTGGATAACCAGGAACAATTTCTTTACCTGCTTGTAATCCATCTGTCATAGGAGTTCCATCGTGTTTAGTAAAAGAACGTATATAATATGTAGAAGTACTAAATGCATCTTGCCATTCTGCTTCTATTAATTCTCTATCTTTGGCTTTTAATTTTTTACCATAAAGATTAAGAATTTCTTGTTTAGTTAACCATTTTCTAACTACTGCTCTTTGAGAATCTTTAATATAAGGAGATTCTGGATTTTTATCAGTAAAGGTATTTAATGGATTTAATACTTCTATTCTAACATTATTTTTTTGTACAGAAGGTTTTACTCTATAATAAGTATAACCAGTAACAAGCAAATCTGTTATTAAATATCTTAGTTTAGTTGTTATATCAGTTTCTCTTGACTGCATAAGATATTCTATTACATCTTGTGCTGCAATTTCATATTGAGAAACGAAACTATCATTTAAGTCTTCTATAAGTTTTTGAATTGCTTCTTGAACTCCAGAATCTACTAATGATTTAGTTTCTCCAGTTTGCATATACTAAACTAATTTATTATGTAATCTCTAATTCAAAAAATCAATAATTGATTTGTTAATCTATAATTCTTTTTCTCTTGTTATTTTACTTATTGTTGCAGAATCTTTACAAGAAACTTTCGGTAGAACAGGTGTTCCAAGATATTCTCCCACTAAAGCATCGACATGTTTCTTTATTAAAGGAATAAATTCTACCGAAGTGGGATTTCCAATACCATAGTTTTCTTCTATTGCTTGGAACTAATCGGCATCCCTAACTCCATTATAATAATTATATGCCTTTTGTAAATCCCATTTTGGGTAGACTAATTCTGCAATAGTTAAATCAGTTTTTTCTATTAACTAGTCTTTTGTCATTTCTTCTATTTACAGCTTGGGTCAGTTGGATGATATGGATAACTCTTTACACCAATAAACCATTTACTACAATCCCAGTTCCTATCTCTTAATTCTTGCTCAAAATATCTTAAAAATTTTTCATCGGGTAGTTCTGCACTAATGACTACAGGTTTATCATCGTTATTCATTCCTAAACGTACTACCCAACCATCAGGATTTATTTTCCATAGTCTGAGTGTTCCTATATATTCTTTACAATATACTCTTCGGATCAAACAGAGAATGGCTTTCTTCATTTCATCCTCCGTCATATGTATTCATATATCTGGGGTCACTACTATGTAATCCACTTGAATTACCTTCTGAGTTTTCCCAATTAAACATTGTTCGAGGTTGTTCTGTTTTCTTAGGAATAACCCCAAATCTTTTATATCCTTTTTCGTCTACATACCAACCAATATCTTGCCATCCTTTTTCTGGGGAATCATCTACTTCTTTAGGAACTATTCCAGATAATTCTTCGTCAGCAAGTTCAGTCATTCCCATAGCAGCAATAATATCAAATTTTCCTTTGTTTTCATCAGTATATCTATTTAACTAATCTAACATTTCAGGAAACCAGATATTCTAACAACTATCTTCTACATATTGTGCTATTAAATCAGTTTGGTGATTAATAATAGCAGGAGTAGCAGGAGTACCTATGGTTGGTGATATTTTCTTTTTATCTTCAGGATATGTTTTTAAAGGTCTATTCATAAAGTATTGTTTCCATCCTTTTGCTTTAGCCCAGTTAAGCATTGTTAAACGAGTTGCTTCTATATTACATCTACAATTATAATAAATCATTAATTGCATTGCTGTTTCATAAGCTTCTCTTTCATCTCCTGGTCTATCCATATAATAAGCAACATAAGTAGGTTCTTGCGTTCCAAATGCTCTTTTCTTAATAGTTATACAGAATTTAGATGGGTCAGAAGTATAATCAGAAGTTTGGTCTTGACCAATATCAATAGAGTCAATTCCTGCAATATATAAGTTACTCATTTCTTTATAAGAAACAGGATTACCGTCTTCATCTTCTGACTGTATATGCCATAAAGGATGTTCTATAATATGCACTTTCCCTCCTTCTCCAGGAACCCATTTAACGTCTTCTATGTTAGAGGCTACTCTTTCATTTCCTCTTTTGTACATAAATTGGAAAGTACCATTCTATACTTTAGGACCTTCTTTATATAATTTTATTCTTGCAATCTAATTAGTGATTAGGACTTTATTAAATTTATTTGTACCTTCAAGTGCTAATGCTTCTTCTGCTGTATAACAGTATTCAGCACAATATATTATATATGCTTTAGGGTCTTTTAATTTTATTTCTCTTTCCTAATCGTAGTATTTTTTTGCTTTTATTGGATCACACCAACCTCTATGGTCAATGTATCCTTCTTTATTTAATATAGCATAAGCAGGTATAAAGAATCCTGTTATAGTTTCTTCTCCTGTCTATGTGAAATTATGTTTATATGGAAGTACATCATAAACATCTGGATTTTCATAAGCATCTGCTAAACCTTCAAGAGCGGGGCCAGAGTCACCACCTGTTCCCCAACCTATTTTTATTCCGAATCGACTACCTTGTATTCCTACAAGAGCATCTCCTTGTATAAAAGCTTTTTTCCAGCCTTCCCAAGAACCTGATTCTTCATATAATAATAAATCAGTACGGTCACCACGAATAGCTCTAGGTTTATTAGCATTTATTCCGACGATTTCAGACATCCAACCATCTTCAATCTGTTGTCCATTTACTTTTTTATAGAAAGAAGCTCGTTTCCATTCATCAGTGTTGTGTGCCTGTCTAAGTTTAAACATACCTCCTTGAGTATTATCATTACAGAAATCTAACTATGTCCAACATTTATTTAATGTAGGCTAAAGCTAGTCTTCTTGGTGTGCTGCTATTACACAACGTGTTCCTCTTTTTGTTTGGTATGTATTTACAACTATAGAAGCTCCAATTTCTGAAAATCCTACACCACGAGCTTTTAATCCAATTGCATTTTTACGTACTTTCTCACATAAATCTATATAATGAAAATAAATGTACTATGCTACAAAAAAATCTGGAAAACTTTCTTTACGTCCAGCACCTGCTTGTTTTGTTTTAGTTAAGTCCATTAAACGATAAAAGTTTAAAAAATAATAATGGTCTCCAGTTATTTTATAGCCGTTTACTTCCATTCCATCTCTACAGCGTATATATTGTGTTTGCCAAAAGTCTCTATATAATTTAGAACCAATTGCAAAAGAACAATATTTACCTGTTTTATCATATGTATCTCTTGCTTCGGTAAACCATTTAGGATCAAAATCTAGTCCTCTTTTATCATCAATAGGTCTATATCCAGATAATTCATAAGATAATCTAGAATCAAAAAATGGAATATAATCTTCTTTCTTAAAATCCCATTCAAATTCTGTTCTATACTTTTTCTTGGCCTCTTCTACTATTTGATGATATTCGTCCTATTCTTTTTGCTTAGTGTTATTTATAGCATTTTCAATTTTCTCCTAAATCTCTTCTGGTAATTTAACTTTCTTTGGTCTACCTCTTTTTCTTTTTCCAGTAGCTGGATCAATTGGATTAACCATATATTAAAAACCAGTAGGAGTAAATCCTTCTATAGCACCACCACGTAATTGAGATTGTTCTTCCATCTCTTTCTTAACTCTATCTTGAATATCTTTAAGTTCATCAAGTACTTTTGGAAGATTAGATAATTCCTATTGTATATCTTTTACTTTCCAAATAGGTTTACCTGTTTGTTCATCTCTCTCTTGTGGGTCTATAGTATTAAAATAGTCTATAAATCTATCTACCGTTCTTTGAGATGCTTTTAATATCTTAATAGAGCGATTCGAATTCTAGAGTTCCTTGTATTTTCTACAAGCAGCTCTAAAATCCGGATCATTCCATTCACTTTCGGTAAGGTGAGCATCTTTAAGGGCTTCTTTATGTCTATCTTGTTCAGTATAATCTCTGTAAAAAGATTCCCAATCGATTGCTAACCAAATATATGTAAATTCACGAAATGCTCGTAAATGTTTTTCCCCTGTGGGGTCTTCTTTGCATATATTTCGTTCATTATTCATTAGAGTCGCAAACTCTCGTATTAAAAGGATATCTCCTTTTTCCAATTCTACCTTACCATTTTCATTATTATATTGAAATATATGTAACATTTATTTTTAATTATTTAATTAATAATAGACCTCCAAATGCATTTTTGGTTACTTTCTTTAGTCCACCGTCATGTGATTTTCCTTTAGGAGCACCTTTAATAGTTGTTATTCCTCCTTTAGAAGTTGGCTTGGCTCCTTTATGGAATCTTGCTACAGCAGCACCAAATGCTGTGTGTTTATTATTTTTAGCAGTTTCTTTAGTTCTCATAAGTCCTGTGTTACCAGTTGCATGGTGTCCAACAAGTCCTACGTTTGTAGGCTTCTTCTTTCCTTCGTCACCAAATGCTGAGAATACATTTCTTGTTACTTTCGGATGTTTGTGTGTGCCATATTCATTAAATGCTTTACGTCCACCGAATCTTCCTTGTGCATTTGTTGAAGCTGGAGTATGGCTTCTATCACCAAAAGCAGTAGAACCACCTTTCTTCATTGATTCAAGTTTAGCTCCCATTTCTGCTCTGATTCCTTTAACCATTCCAGAACAGCCTTTCTTTACCATTTTCTTACCACAACTTGCTTTAGGTGTTTCCATCTTTTGACATTGTCTGCAAACTTTACCCCCTACTTTAAAGTAGTTCATTTGATAACCTTCTGGACAGTTTCCTTTAAGTTTATTGATATAATTAAGTTTGGCCCCTCTTTTAGCCATTTGTGCTTGACCTTGCATTTGTTGCATAACTCCTTGAATCATTTGTAACATTTGTGATGCTTGTTGATCTCCTTGTTGTGCTGCTTGTTGAATCTATTGAATTGTTGATTGCGCTTCTTGGTCTCCCTGCATAGCAGCTTGAACAAGAGCTATTATTTGCTGCTGTGGGTCAGCTTGCATAGCTCCCCCGTCTTGAAATTTATTCATTTTTCCTCCAAATTTATTTGATTGTG